TGCGCTGTACACCGCTTCGGATGTGTTGTTGGCTTGCTCAATGGGTGAGGGTTTCGGTATCCCTGTTATCGAGGCTCAGGCTTGCGGTACACGGGTCATCGTTTCGGACTACACGGCTCAACCTGAACTGGTTGGTGTTGGGTCAGCTGTAGCGATCCAACCGTTCTGGGATGCGCATCAGAAGTCTTGGTTTTGTACTCCACAGGTGCCATCCATCGTGGAGGCTTTGATTGATGCCTACGAAGCCCCACGTGGTGTCTCAGAGGAGGCTGTGGCGTTTGCTAGCCAATACCGTGCTGACAGCGTGTATGAGGCTTACTGGAAGCCAATCATGAAGGAACTGACTGAGTGGTGTCAGGAGGGCTGATGGTTCCTGTAATCATCGTCCCCGTCCTAAACAGGTACGACCTACTAGAACGCTGCCTACAATCCATCGACTATCCGGTGGAGACACTCATCGTCATTGACAATGGTGGGCAGTCCACGTTGCATGATTGGCCTTGGGTGATTGACCGTCGCCATGTCAAGAACTATCACGTCTGGTCAATGCCAACGAACCTCGGTGTCGCCCCATCATGGAACCTCGGAATCAAAGCAACGCCTCATGCTGACGGCTGGATACTACTGAACTCTGATGCGTACTTTGAGCCTGGACAGTTGAAAGTTTTCTACAACGATTGCAAACCTGATTCGGTGACATTGACTGAGGCGAAGCCTGGTTGGTGTTGTGCATGGATCGGGTCTGAGGTGATTGCCAAGGTTGGGTTGTTTTCGGAATGTTATGTTCCCGCCTACTTCGAGGACAACGATTTTGAGGAACGTGCCAAACGGGTCAACATACAGTTCTGGTCTTCGGATGCTGGGATAGTTCACGATAACTCTTCTACGATTAACTCTGCACCAGAACTAAACGAACGCAACGCTAAGAGCTTCGCATCCAACGCTGCGCTTCATGCCATGCGCTGGCAATCAGGTTTACCTGATGCCGGACATTGGGACTTAACACGACGAAGGGAACTCGGATGGGACTAAGAGAATACGACCCAATGAACGACTACGAGAATCTCCATGAAGGCGAGACCATCTATGTTCTCGGCTCAGGAGCAACACTCGACTATCTGACACCAGACTTCTTTGACGACAAGGTAACCATCGCAGTCAACTTCGTTGGCTCAGTATTCGGGTTGAAGGGTTACTACTGTTTCAGCCATTATCACGAAGACGCTCAACATGAGGCGAAGCGGGAGGATTGTATTGGGGCGTTCACTCCTGAGCGTGAGCATGGTACTGATGGGGTGTTTGCTGGGTGTGCTGGGAATCTGACCACGTTCGGTACTCGTACCGGTAGACCTGGAACATCGTTTGATCCACACGGTAAGGATTGGCCTGTGTTGTCAGGGCAGTTGACTATCGGGTCTTCGGGTATTCATGGGGCGATGCACTTGGCAGCGCACATGGGGGCGAAGTTCATTGTTTTGGTTGGGGCTGACTGTGGTTCATTGGGTGGGCGTGACAGGGTTGATGGTTATGTGCCTGGTGATTCGCATTGGGCTTTGTATGAGATGCACCTTCGAGCGATGAAGCAACGGTTATGGGATGTGTATTCATGTCAGGTGTATTCGTTGAATCCGTTCGTGAACTATTCCCTTGAAGGTGTGCCGTATCGTGGTGCAGCGTCAATCAACTAGTGTTTAGGTTATGGCAATTAGAAAAGGTCAACAAGGTAAATACAAATCTTGTGATTTATGCAATTCCCTGTTTTTGATTAAACAGTACTCGCAAAGATTTTGTTCTGAAAAATGTGGTTACACGTTCCAAAACAAGAAACAAAAACAATTAAGGGACTCACGAAAAAGACTTATTGATTCTTGTTTGAGATGTGAATCAAGTCTGGTGAACAAAAAAAGAAACGCTATCTACTGTTCAAAAACCTGCAAATCAATGGATCACACGGCTAAGCACAGAGCCAAGTCAAGAACTTTATCTACAGCCAGAAGAGTCCAGATTTACCAACGTGACCACAAAAAATGTTATATCTGTGATATTCCACTTTTAATAAATCAGATTGAACTAGATCACATAATCCCCGTAGTTCTCGGAGGGTCATCCGATCCATCGAATATCGCCTGTTCATGCAGAAGTTGCAACCGTTCAAAAGGAACTAAAGTAGGATTGAAACAAATCGCTAAGTTACTGGAGCTTCGTCAATGATCACAAACGGGTATGCCACACGCAACCAGGTTAAGGCAGCTCTCCGCATTGGAACGGCTGACACCCTTGATGACGACTTGATTGACAACTGTGTTGGCGCAGCGTCACGTCTCATTGATGGTTATTGCAATCGTAAGTTCTGGCAGAGTGGTACGGCATCCCGTGTGTATCAGGCTGAGGATTCGTTCTACTGTTCCATTGATGACATCGCTGGAACAGCAATCACACTCAAAACATCTTCACAGGCTGACGGAACTTTTGACGTGACATGGAAAGTATCTGACTACCAGCTTGAACCATTGAACGGAAACCTTGACGGGTTGACGTGGAGTTACGACAAGATTCGTGCTGTAGGTGATTATCTTTTCCCGACTGTCAATGCGAACTATGGTGAGCAGGCTTTGGTTCAGGTGACTGCTGTCTTCGGTTGGCCTGAAGTGCCGGAGCCTGTAACACAGGCAACGATCATTCAGGCTTCACGCATCTTCAAACGCTACGACTCGCCTCTTGGTGTGGCTGGGTTTGGTGATCTGGGTGCTATCCGTGTGTCTCGATACCTTGACCCTGATATGGCTCAGTTGGTTGAACCGTATCGTCGTATGCGGATATTTGCATGAGCTATTCAGTCACAGAGATTAAGACTGGTATCGCTAACGCTTTAGCCACGATCCCAGGTTTGAGGGCTTACGCCCAGCAACCGGACAATCTCAACGCTCCGTTCGCTTGGCCTATGTTGGATTCAATTACTTACAACGGGGCGATGCGTGGTGGGTTGGTGACTCATATCTTCGTTGTGTCTGTGGTTGTGGGTAGGTCTGCGGAGCGCACAGCTCAGACTGCTTTGGATGGGTATCTGTCTTATGAGGGTGCGACTTCGGTTCGTGCAGCGTTGGAATCGGATCGTTCGTTGGGTGGGGTGGTGCAGAACTTGCTGGTTGAGTCTGCCTCAAATATCTCCACGATGGATGGCAACGATGCGACCTATCTGATGGTTGACTTCCGTGTGGTGGTGTACGCTTAGTTGATGCGCAATCCTGCGAGCGTGTAGAGTTTCAGTAGTAAATCTTCGAGTGCCGGAAGGCAGGAGTCACAAATATGGCAAAGCAAGTTCTTACAAACGTGGCGGTTACCTTCGGTACGGCAAACACCGATATCACCAGTTACGTAGCATCAGTAACATTAAACCTGTCAAAAGCGGAAGTAGCTACAACTTCGTTCGGCTCGTCTGGTGCGGTTACCCGCATCGCAGGTCTCGCAGACAACTCAATCACACTTGAGTTGCATCACTTGAGTTGCATCAGGATTACCCAACGATTGAGAAGTTGTTCTACGACGCTTGGAACGCTGGTACTGCTGTACCTGTGACAGTTAAGCCAAACGGAACTGGTGCTGCTTCTTCAAGCAATCCACAGTACGCATTCAACGTACTTCCTTTGACTTGGACTCCTGTTGCTGGTGCTGTTGGCGATCTTGCTACCGCATCGGTCACCTATCCAATCGATGGTGCTGTAACTAAGACCGGTACTGGCGCATAACTTTTCTTTAACAACCCTTACCTGCGGAGGTAGAAAATGAAGATAGCTCTAGAGATGACTTCTGCTTTGGATCAGTCCAAGCGAATTATTATGGCAACATTCCCTGACTTTATTGCGTTTGAAAAGAAGTTCAATAAGAGTGTTGCGAAGTTTGAAGCTGAATTGACTTTGACTGATCTTGCGTTTATCGCATGGCATTCGGAGCATCGTCAAAAGAAAACAGGTTTGGATTTTGATTCGTGGATTAACGAGGTTGAGACATTGGAGTTGGGCAACCAGGCTGATGCCGTGATCGTCCCTTTGGAGATCAGTCAGCCCATTGGATGATGGCTTACCTGTCTGTTGAGACAGGTATCGCACCATCGGTGTTGCTGGCAGAAGACCCTCGAATGTTGTTCACGATGTTTGCTTATTTGCGTTGGAGAGCAATTCATCTAAACAGGTAGTCTTGCTGTATGGCGGTTTTTGGTAGAGCAGGTCAAGTTAGCATTACTGGCGGTAATGATGCGATTCAGATACAAGGTATCTACGAGTTTTTGCGTGATGCTTCAAAGGCTGATAAACGATTTGATATTGAGATGCGTAAGGCTGCGCAAACTGTGGCACAGAACCTTGTGGATAAAGCCAAGGTTGAGGCTGGGACTGTAACTCGTAATCGTCAGGCTACTGAGGTGATGAAGGGTATGCGGGCTAGGCGTGACCGTATCCCTACTATCAAGTTGGATGACAAGTCAGGTTTTGTTTCGGCATCTAACCCGAACCGGAAGCGTAAGCGTAACGTCACTAGGGGTGACGTGTTCTTTGGTGCTGAGTTTGGTGGTCAGGCTCGACCTAGAACAAAACAGTTCTTGCGTCATCGTGGGCGTTCGGCATATTTTTTCTGGCCTACTGTGCGCAAAGAGAAAGAGAATATCGCTAGGGAATATCTGGACTCTATTCAGCGAGTACTGAATACTTTGAAAGATGGTGCTTGACTTCGGCTGAGTTTCCTGTACCCTTCTAGGAGGAGGGGTTATGGCTGTTCTGTTCAAGAATGTGAAGTCGATTTATCCGAAGCCGTTGGCTTCGTCTTGGGAGCAGTTGAAAGAGCTGTTGTCGTTGCATGAGGAGAACGCTGTTAAGGCTGCGGGTGCGTTGTGGTCTCCGGTTGAGTATGACGCTGGTACTACCAGAGGTAACCGTAATGTCAGGTTTGTTGAGGCGTTGGTTGTGGACATGGACGGTGAAGCGTTTGACCATGCACGTCTTGACGGTTTGGAATGGTTTGCTTACTCCACCTATTCGCATCGTCTAGACGACCCTCACTATCACCTTGTTTTGCCGTTAGCGGAGAAGGTGCCTGCGTCGTTATGGCGTGTGGTCTGGCAAGAGTTGCATGACCGTATCGGGCTGGTTGGTGACCCTCAGACTAAAGACCCTGCACGTATTTTCTATCTGCCTCAACACGCACCAGATCAGCCGTTTGAGTTCCATGAGGGTCATGGCGAGTTGCTTGATTCATCCTTTAAGTTGGATGTTGAACCTGTTGTCAACCCTGTGTCACCACGCTCGAAGCAGGTGCGTCAACCTCGTCAGCGTCGTGCTGGTTCAGAGATATTGGATGAGACTTGGTGGAATGCGCCTGTAGATATTTCTCGTTGGGATGGTCTCACAGGTAAGGCTTTGTATTCTGCGATGCTTGATGAGTTTGTTGCTTTGCGGAATGGGTTGTCTGTTATTGAGTAGAATCGTCGCATGGCTGGTGAGCGCACGTTCGTTGTTAAGTTTATTTCTGATACCGCTGCAGCCAAAGCAGGGCTGAAACTTCTATCCGGTGACATCAAGGGTTTCGGGAATCAGGTTTCTAAGACCTCACCTTTGTTTGGTGCTTTGGCGGTTGGGGCTACGGCAGCATTCGGTGCTATCGCTGTTGGATTAACTAAATCGGTTAAGGCTGCGATGGAAGACCAAGCATCGCAGGCAGAGTTACAGCGTCAGCTGGAGAAAACCTTTGGAGCCAATGAGGCGTTGACTGCTTCGGCTGAACGATACATATCGGTCACACAACTTCGCACCGGAACCTCCGACGTGGAACTTCGAAGCTCGCTTGGCACGTTGGTTCGAGCAACAGGTGACCTTACTCAATCTCAAGACCTGCTTAATACCGCTCAAGATATTTCTGCTGCCACAGGTAAAGACCTTGCGTCTGTTTCGTTGGCATTGGCTAAGGCGAGCCAGGGACAGTTCACAGCACTATCAAGACTTGGCATCCCGCTCGATGAGAACATTAAGAAGTCAAAGGACTTTGAAAAGGTTGTTGGTTTGTTGAATGACCAATTCGGCGGTGCTGCGGAAACAGCTGCGAATACGTTCGGTGGACAGTTAAAGATTTTGCAAGGTCAGTTTGGGGAAATATTAGAAACAGTAGGCGCAGCGTTATTGCCATATCTTCAAAGGTTCTCTGAATACTTGGTCAACAATGTTGCCCCAGCCATTCAACGTGTCACCACAGTCATCGGTGAAAAAGGATTGCTCGCAGGTTTCCAGCAACTCCTATTCGAATCAGGTAGTGCTGGTAAGGCCATCGTCTCAACACTCAAGTTCATAGCAGTAGGTTTCGCCCTCGCTACAAACGCAATCGCCCCGTTCATCTATCTGTCAAGAGCTGCATACAGAGCTGCAACTCTTGACTTCAAGGGTGCATGGGAAGACATGAAGTCTTCGGTCAAAGAGCAAATCCCAATCGTTCCTTTGATGAACTCCTTTGACAAGTTGGGAACATCTGTAAACCATTACAAATTAAATATCCGTGATGCGATAAATCAGCAAACTGGCTTCAAGGGTTCAATAACAGAATTGGCTGGTGATGACAAGAGTGGTTTGAAGGGGGCAACGAAAGCAATCGTTACGGCTGAGCAAAAATTGAAGGCGTATGGGGATTCAATAAAGAAGTCAACTTCGTTGCAACTTAGGTTCAATGATGCCCAGAAATCTGAGAAAAAGTCGCTTGCATCTTTAACTGATGCAAATACGAACTTGGCTGATGCTAAGGCTAAGTTGGCTCAGATTGAACGTGGCTATGGTGCTGGTTCACCTGAGGCGTTGGCTGCGCAGGCTGAGTTGGCTAAGGCACAACGTGCGCAGGAGCGGGCTGTTTATGGGGTTGAGGAGGCTGTATTCTCGGTTGCTGATGCTGAGAAGAATCTTGCTGAGGTTCGTAAAGACCCTGAGTCTTCTCCAATAGATATTCGTCGTGCTGAAATCAATTTGGCTGAGGCGAAGTTGTCTGTTTCGGATGCTACTGATTCTCAGGCTGAGTCAACTAAGGAGTTGAATGACCAGCAACGGTTGCTCAATGAGGCTATTCATGGTGCGACTGTTGGTTCGATTCTTTATGACCAGGCGTTGCGTGATGTTGAGGATGCGACTCGTCAACAGGTTTCAGC